TACCAGTTTTTATAAACACCTTTAGGTGCAATAATTAATACACCATTAATTTTTCCTGCATCATATAACATAGCAATGTTATCAATCAGCACTTTTGATTTACCAGTACCCATTTCCATAAAATATGCAAAATACGGTTTTTTCCATGAAAGCTCTAACGCTTTTATTTGATGCGAATACGGCTTAGTCTTAAACTTATAGTTTTTTATTTCCATTTTATTTTCTTCTTTCTAGTTGACATATTGTATAGAACATCCTATATAGATTGTCAATGACAGAAAGAAAAAAAATAGTATACGTAATTCAAGAATTACCAGGTACAAAAGTAGGTGCTCCTAAAATTAATATTATGAGTGCGAGTAAGTATGGTGAGTTTAAATTTCTACTTCCAGAATTTTCGCAAATAATATTTTCACCAGGACCATTAATTTTTAAACTTAGAAATTTACTTAAGGATTACACTCCAGAAGATTACTTATTACTTACAGGTGATCCGGCAATTATTGGTGTTGCGTGTTCAATTGTTTCTGACATGACTAATGGAAGATACAATCTATTAAAATGGGACAAGCAAGATAGAATATATTATCCTATTTCAATTAACCTACACGAGAAAGGAAAAATACAAGATGAGTAATATAAATTTTGAACAAGACAGAAGAGAAGATCTTGATTCAGTAAATGAAGCCGGTAGTTTGGCTGAGCAAGTAGTAAAACTACAAAAGTTAGAGGAAGACTTTTTAAAAAAAGAAGATGAGTTAAAAGAATTAAAAAGAAAAGTAGAATTAATTTCTTCAGAGGTCATACCAACTATGATGCAAGAAATGAATATCTCTACATTAAAATTAGCAGACGGGACTTCAGTAGAAGTTAAACCTGTCTACGGTGCATCTATACCTGCAGATAAAAAGGAAGATGCATATACATGGCTTCGTGAGAACGGACTGGGTGATCTTATCAAGAATGAGGTAACCGTTGCTTTTGGTCGTTCCGAAGATAACAAGGCACAGCAATATGCTGTCCTTGCGCAAGGTCAAGGGTATGAACCAGTCCAGAAACTAAAGGTTGAACCCATGACACTTAAAGCATTGGTCAGAGAGCGTATCGAAAATGGACTCGATATGCCTTCTGATCTATTTAACCTGTTCACGAGCAACAGAACAAAAATAACAAGGAACAAATAATCATGAATGAAGTAACGAAAAAGACGGCCGCAGGTCTTCCAGTAGAAAGTATGTTTGAAGATGATGCATCACAAGGATTAGGTAATATAAGTCAACAAGATTTAGCCCTACCTTTTCTTAAAATCCTAGGACAATTATCACCTGAAGTAAATAAGAGGGATGGTAAACATGTTGAAGGAGCAGAACCTGGAATGATTTTCAATTCAGTGACGGGTGATTTATATGATGGCGTAAAAGGAATAGATGTTATTCCTGCTTTCTATAAATTAGAGTACGTTGAATGGAAAGATAGAGGAGAAGGACCTGGTGCACCAGTAATGGTACACGATTCTTCGTCTGATATCATGTCACAAACAAAACCAGATGCTAGTTATAAAGATAGATTACCTAACGGTAACTATGTTGAAAAAACTGCATCACACTTTGTGATAATTCAAGGGGACAGTCCACAAACAGCTTTGATTTCTATGAAGTCTACTCAATTAAAAATTAGTAGAAAATGGAACTCAATGATGTCCGGTATCAAACTAAAAGGTAAAAACGGTTTATATACACCGGCATCTTTTAGCCACATTTACAAACTAAAGACTACTCAAATGTCTAATGATAAAGGCACTTGGTTTGGTTGGGAAGTTAGTAAAGTCGGTCCTATAACTGACGCGAGTACGTATCAACAAGCAAAGTCTTTCTCAGAAAGCATCTCTAAAGGTGCTGTGAAAGCTAAACATGTTGAACCGAAAGTAGCAGAGAAAACAAGTATTATATAATCCCTTAGGGGTATGTGTACACAGTGTGGACCGAGAGGGAGACTAATCGGTCCACTTAGACAGGATAGATATGATTAAAAGATATATAAAAATATTTGATGGATATAGAAAAGCTTATGGTACAGCTAAGCTTAAATATGCTAAAGTTGACCCAGATAAAGGCGGTAAGCTAGTAATCCCTGACGGTGATTATGGCTGGACTCATAAAGAACTTACAGAAGAAGTTTATCAAAAACATTTAGATGGTGTTTTATCTATTGGGGTTCAACCCTGTAATGAAGACTCACAAGCAAAATTTGGTGTCATAGATATTGATCCAAAGAATTACGTAGATTTTGATAGAAGATATATCATTGAAAAAATTCAAGAATACAAACTACCTTTAATACCTGTTCTATCTAAAAGTGGTGGGTTGCATTTATACTTGTTTATTAATGAATTTATATTGGCAACAGTAATAGTTTCTTTTTTAAGTAACTTACTTTCACTATTTAAACTAAAATCAAATAATGAGATATTTCCTAAGCAGACACAACTAACAAAGGATCCGGAAACAGGGAACGTAGGTCCAGGTCAATTTATAAATTTACCTTATTTTAAAAAGTCTGAGAGGTTAGCAATAAATTTAGATGGTACAACATTTACATTTGAACAATTTCTTGACGTTGCAGAAGCTAATATAGTTAGTGCAGAAGATTTAAAAAAAATAACAGAAAGTATAGAACAAAAAGATTTAGAAGGTGTTGATGCAGATTTTAATGATGGTCCTCCTTGTTTAGCTCATCTTAGTAAGATAATGAAGAATCCAGGTTTTGATGGTAAGGACAGATTTATGTATAATTATCATGTATTTGTGAAGATGAAGTATGGTGCAGACAACTGGCAACAGAAGGTAATGAATGCACCTGTTAAATATTTTGAACCCGTACATGCAAACGCTTGGACAGAAAAAACTTTAAATTCTAAAGTTAGATCATGGGCTAAGTCTGAAAAAGGTTATACTTGTACACAGAGTCCTCTTAATGATTATTGCAAAAAAGGTATATGCGTTAAAAAAAAATATGGTATCCTTGCAGGATCAAAAGGATCTTATCCAGTATTATCTAATCTAAGAAAAATAGATATTGAACCAGAACCAGAATATGAATTTGATGTAACTAAACCAGATGGTATAGGAAAAGCATCTGTGTATTGTAAATCAATTGAACATGTTACAGATCAACGTAAACGTAGAAATTCCATAGCAAGAGCTGCAGGGTTTCCACCACCAATTATAAAAGCACCAGAAGATCAACTTATTTTAGAGGCTCTTTTCAGTACACAAAAAGTAGTGAACCCTCCTATTGGTACTTCACCTAAAGAAAAATTACATGATGTATTACATGCAAAAATTAATGGACCTAAAGCTATGAACGATGCTGCATTTAAATCCGGTACAGTATTAATTGAAGAAGGAAGAGCTTATTTTAAATTTGATAAATTTTACGACAAGCTTAGATCTAAAAATTGGAAATACTCTGAAGATAAAACGGGTGTTATGATGAGTACCAACTACAAAGAATGTGGTTTAGAATTTATTGAACAGAAAAGATTCCCTACCAAAGAGAAGGGAAAATATAATACACCTACAAAGAATGTAGTTTCAATAAGCATAAAAAACTTTGAAGATGTAAAAATTAACCATACGGTCATGAAACACAATACGGAGATAATGTAATGAGTGTTAGAAAAATACTCGGGCCTCCGGGAACAGGGAAAACAACTAGACTAATAAACTATGTAAAAACTTTAGTTAAGTTTGGGACACCAATAGATAAGATTGGATACTTTGCTTTTACCAAAAAAGCTGCTGATGAAGCAATAGATAGAACTTTAGGTCTGTATCCCGATTATCGTCAAAAAGATTTAAAATATTTTAGAACTTTACATTCACTAGCTTTTACAGAATTAGGTATGAAAAAAAGTAATGTAATGCAGGACGAACACTACGAAGACATAGGCCGTAAACTTGGAATAGAGGTTACAGTATATTCTAATGGAGAAGATAAGACTGGGTTTGTAGATTCGGATAGTGAATACTTTAACATCATAAATGCAGCAAGAATCAAAGAAATATCAATTGAAGATGAATATAACTCAGACATGTATTCACAAGATATAGACAAGCATCAACTACAAATTTTAAAAGATGAGGTAGATAACTACAAAAAAGCCTATGGTTTAGTGGATTTTACGGATATGATTGAGAAATTTAATGTGGCAGAATTGTGTCCAAAATATGACGTAGTATTTATTGATGAAGCACAGGACTTGTCTCCAATACAATGGAGAATGTATGACATACTTAAGAAAAACTCTAAACATATTATACTAGCCGGTGATGACGATCAAGCCATATATGGTTGGGCAGGAGCAGACGTTAAACGATTTCAAAGTGAGCCTGCTAAAGACATTGTTTTGCCACAATCTTACAGAGTACCGGAAGCTGTCCAAGAAATAGCAAATTGTATTTTAAATAGAATACCAGACCACAGAAGAATTAAAAAAAACTGGAAAGCAAGAGAAGATGTTTTACTTCCAATAATACAGCGCGTGACTTCAATAGAAGACGTACCTTTACATTTTGGTGATTGGTTAATACTTGCAAGAACTAATTATAAACTTAAAAAGTTAGGACCTATATTAAAAGAAATGGGGATATACTTTGAAATAAAAGATAGAAAAAGTTACAGGACTCGACTGTACAAGTCAATAAAAGATTACACACGTTGGACCAATGGGGACAAATTATCAATATCGGAATGTAAAGATTTATTTGAATTCTTAGAATTAGATAAAGAATTAACAGAAGAACGTATGTATGATTTAAAAGAATTTGGTTATGCTTTTACAGACCATTGGTATGAAGTATTTAAAGCAGACCCAGAAGAATGTTTATACATCAGAGAAATGATGCGTAACAATGAAAAATTATCTGAAGACCCTAGAGTTAAGTTATCTACTATGCATGCAGCTAAGGGTGGTGAAGCAAATAATGTTTTAATTATTTTAGATAATACAAAAAAAATAAGAGAAGCTATAGAAAGAAGTATAGATAAACAAGATGAGGAACATAGGGTTTGGTATGTTGGAGTAACAAGAACCAAACAAAATTTATATATAATGGAAGCAATAAAGGAGGAGAAAGGTTATGACATCTAAAAAAGAAAATCCATATTTAAAACAAATTTCAGGTACACATTACATGTACATGAAAATACAGCCAGCAGAATTTGTAAACAAAAACAAATTGCTTTTTGCAGAAGGAAACGCTATAAAGTATATATGCAGACACTCGCAGAAAGGCGGAGTAGAAGACATCGATAAAGCAATACATTATTTAGAAATGATAAAACAAAGGGACTATGGAACCAAATAATCATATACCATTTTACATGGGGCTATTTACATGCCTATTGATTTTTTGCTACCTAACATTATGAATGAGTTTTTAAAAGTAAGATTAAGACTAACAGCGGCTCTTGAAAAAATAGATAAAATTTATAGAGAGAACCAAGTTATGAAAAGAAGGTTACTTAAATACGAAAAACCAGGAATGCTTTATTACAACAACAAAAAAGGTTTAAATGAAAATACCAGTATTTAGTGCACAAACAGAGTGGGTGATACCTACAGAGTTTCCAGACCTTAGACAGGTTGATGAAATTGCAATTGACTTAGAGACAAGAGACCCAGACTTAATTAAAAAAGGATCTGGAGCAATCATTGGTAATGGAGAAGTTATAGGAATAGCTGTAGCAACTGCTCATTACAAAGGATACTTCCCAATCAATCACCACGGTGGTGGCAACATGGACCGTAAGAAAGTATTAGAATGGTTTCAAGATATTTTAAAAACAGATTCTACAAAAATATTTCACAATGCAATGTACGATGTAGCTTGGATCAGGGCACTGGGACTAAAGATTAATGGTAGAATTGTAGATACAATGATAGCCGCAGCTGTGACTGATGAAAATAGATTTAGATATGATCTTAATAGTTTATCATGGAAGTATAATGGTTATGGTAAAAGTGAAGCCGGCCTAAGTGAGGCAGCAGCAGAGTGGGGTATAGATCCAAAATCTGAGATGTATAAACTACCCTCATTAAATGTTGGTGCTTATGCTGAACGTGATGCAGAAGCTACGTTTGGTTTATGGCAACACATGAAAAGAGAAATTATAGATCAGGATCTAGAATCTATTTTTAATTTAGAGACAGATTTATTTCCATGTCTAGTTGATATGAGATTTAAAGGTGTAAGAGTTGATGTTGAAGGTGCACAAAATCTTAAAAAGACTTT